CTCCTTGGGTGCGAGACAGTACATACCTGCGTCTGTATCAATAATCCAGTCGGGCTCTAGCCACTCAATGATGTCACGGTGACACGAAGCAACGACCAAATTTTTTATGTTGCTCTGGGTTATGTACTTCTTCATTGTTCGTGAGGTCGCCTTAGCAACCGTTCGGTCGACAACGGAGGTGAACTCGTCAATCACGGCGTTGCTTTCGAGTTGGCGAGAGAGGTCGGCTCGGAACTTTTCTCCGTTGCTCAAAATGTGATGAGGCTTCGTCCAGGTTGGAACCGCTGAAAGACCGACAGCATAGAACCTGTCCATAGCAATTTTGTAGTCGTCAAAGTGACCAGCAATGGCTACGTCTTCTTTCCATTCTGGCTCAGATATTTTTCCAAACTCTTTCAGGAGGACGCTCTTGCCTGTGCCGGAGCCACCAACGATGAGACCAACTCCCCACTCTTGCGGAAGAGATGGAATCTTCCACGGGTAAAAAAACGTCTGCTCTCTTTGGTAGTCAAATTGCGAGCATGCTTCTTTTGTTACGTCGTCAAGTTCGAGTGCTGATACAAGGGGCTCTGCCGAGCGTTCAAGCGGTAGCCACTCGTCATACGTTGTAAAAGAAAACTGTTCCTGTTCGTCTGACACTCAACGCTCCCATTATGGTTTTTAGTAAACCATAGTTTAGCAGAACTAGGCGGGGAGGTCAACTTCTTTAACGATTAGTTCAAGGCAGTCCTTGCCAAAGATTGGCGCTAGGAAGGTTAATTTGACGACCACTTTAGCGTTATCGTCGATGAGTACACCGGCATCGACCAGTCCGTCAATGGCTGCTTTGACCACCGGAAAACAAGCACCAACGTCTTGCCGGTAGCGGGCCGTTGCGACGTAGGGCTGAGCAATAACTTCAATCATTTCCAATCTGGGAACCATTGCTTCTTGTGCAAGTTCGCAAAAAGCCCCTCTCCATTCTTTCACAATTTTTGCTCTTGCCATGTGGTGAACAGTGCGCTCTTTGTTGAGCGTGAAGTCTGGGCGCTGTTCGTAGACAAGCGTGAACGAACGACTCATAAAGAAATAATTTTAAACGGCGGTCGTGACATTGTTCCGTGCGTCGTGGTCGCCTTCAAAGCGGTTGAGAGGCGTTCCCTTGGTGATATAGAAATGCTTTCCAAACTAAAAAGTGCGCCAAGAGCAATGCTTTCCCCAGCGCCAATTGCGCCATAATTTTCACGACACTTAACAACTGCAAAGTCATCGGTGATGTAATAAATTCCCGTCGTGTTTATAACGAGTAACTCGGCGCCCCATTCTTCTGGAACATTGTTTCGACCTTCCCAAACTGTTGAGAGGTGGTCACGTAGTGCGTAGGGGTCTCCTATTCCGCACTCCTTGGCAATCTCGCCTTGACGAAACGAACCAGCGATTCCAACTAAAGAATCTTCTGATTTCCAAACCTTGGGGTCTGACGCAATCGTAACGGTGTCCGCAGAGAAGGCGCCCGAGTCGCCACCAATCCACGCATTTTTTTTGTCATACCAGCCCACGATTACCGTCATAGGAACAATCCTACTGGGGATATTTTTTTAGCCCATTTCGGCTAAGTGGCCTTTTCCCGCAGTCTTTGCTTGATTTTCCGTAAACCACCTGGGGGTTTCCCAGCCACAAGTGCAATACGGCTGGTACAAAGTGGTGTTCAAAAACGTTGACTTGTACGCTTCGATTTGGACATTGTGTCCGTCGGAGTTCGTCTTTGGCGGGGCTTTTTTAGCCATCAATTCCGCTTCGGAAGATTCGTACCCAGCCCTTTTCTGTCAACTCCCAGCGGTCATAGCAGATACCCGTGTTCCCAGATGCGTCCTTAACCTTGGTCTCTGTGCATTGGAAGATGGAGCCCTTAGTCAAACTTGGGTCGTATCGATTTGGTAAAACGCAGTTGTGTGGAATGTAGATGATGAAACCAACTGGCTCTTCGGGCTCTCTTGGCTCTTCAACGTTCTTTTTCTGGTACGCCGGGTGAATCGAATTTTCGTACTCTTCTTTAAATTTTTCTAGGCTCTTGTTTTTGAGAAATGCCACGATGCTCTCTTCCTAAGATTTTTTCTTTCGTCGTGGTGAATGTTAGCGCTTTTCTCACTCTGTCGCAAATACTCTTCGCTAACAATAAGACGCCCCATTGCTTCTGCGTAACTCATTAAAGAGTTCCACCCAACTGGATGTACAACTGGGTTGGGGTGTTGCTGTAGATGTCTGGAATATTGATGTAGTAGCCACTGTATCGAATTGCTTCTCCAGCAAGGGCACTGCAAATCCATGTTCCATTTCGACGAACAGACCAAAACCATTCTGGGGTGAGAATGTCGACTCCAATGCAGACATCGGAAATTACTCCATAAGGGTCGCCCACCTGGAGGTGTGCAAACTCAATAATCTTTTTGCGGTCTGCGCCTTCTGGTGCAGGAAGAATTTCGACGAGTGTTGAGTTGTCCATCAATTCCTGGAGGCGTGACAAAACGACGCCCTTCAAAGTTGCTTGAACAATCCAAATGTCGTTTGCGTTATCGCCGTGCGATACGACGGTAAAGGCGTGATTGAACTTTCCATTTCGCCACTTAAAGAACTCACCAATGCGGATGAGTAGTCCCAACAGTCCGTTTGTTCGGGCGAATCCTGTGTCACCCGGACGAATTTCTTGGTGGGTGATTAATTGGCATGGTTGCTTTTGCTTGCTCATAGGACATTCAGTCTACAGCAAGGTGATTATTTAAATCTGCTTCAGAGTTGCTTGCCAAAGGTTTTCGCCGTACTTTTCGGCGTCTTCCTTGGACATGCTTTTAAGGGCTTCCGATTTGACCGCATCGAGGTCAATGTCTAGTGGCTGTTCTTTATCTGTCACTTCGGAATCCTCATCGTGTAGTAATCGGGTGTGCCAAACTTCTCGTAGTTCCAGTTATCTGGAGCGTACTGTGGGTCGAACGCACTCTTACTTTCAACTTGAAAGCCCAACTTGCCGTACATCAGTGGCAGTGCTGGTCCGAAACATTCTACGTAGTTGACCCCATGGTTGTCAATAGCGTCCTTTAGTAGTTTTAGCCCCGCACCAGATTCTCCATTGTTGAACAAGGCGGTTGCTTCGATTCGACCATCTCCGTGGTCGTGGATGAGCAGACCAGTCTTGCCGTCCGCTGAGAGCAACGGCTTCATTCCCTCTTTTTTCATTTCGCTAAGTGTGTAGTGATTTACGAAAGCGGAGTATGGGCTGTTTTGGAAACACTGGTCAAATGAGTTTTTGAAGGAGACGAGGCTTTGAACACCGCCTTCTCCGCCCGTCCATTGGTTGCCGTGAAAGGCATGGCCGGATACGTCTCCTTTTTGAACATTGTCTCCGTAGTAAATAGTCGAGGGGTCGCTCCATTGAGGTGAGAGTAGTGCGCCCTTTTGCTCGGGGAATCCACCGCCAATTTGGGTCATCGCAGAGTTCTGGCCTCGTGTTGCTGTAGTCATTGCCAATCGAGCGAGCGGGCTGTACATCGATGAGTGACTGGCCCAGGCTGCTTCTTCGCCGTTTCGGTCAAAGTCTCGACCAGTTGCTGCGTGCCCGAAGGCGTCGTGAACCGCCCTGAACTCTTCAATTTCCTTGCTGGTTACAAACGGGTGTCCGCCGGTAACGTCGGCTGAAAGAACGGAGAGGTGATGGTTTTCACGAATGTCGTCCATCATTTCCTGTGCGGTCTTGTACGGGTCCGTCTTTGTAACGTCGACCTTGATTCCAAGGTTCTTTGTCAGGTACTCGTATTGCTGATGTGTCTCGGCAACAAACTGGCGATAGGCGGGTAGCGTCTTTTGGTCAACCGAAGGAAGGCTTGCATATTCATTTGCAATGGCAAGTGATTGCTTGGGGTTGACTTGGATTTTCCCGTAATCACGCTTTGGCCTGGTTATGCCAACGCTCTTCGTATACTCCGTTGCGCCACGTGCTAAAAAGTTGTTTCCGCCAATTGCAGTCTTCCATTGATTTCCGTGAAATGCGTGACCAGCAACGTCGCCCTTTGTAAGGGGATAAAGAAGTTCGTTAACCGAGAAGCCTGAAGACATGGCTTAATTATACATTTAGCCCCAAGAATGTCTTGACAGTCCAAGTTCGTAGGATTTGGTGGGGTTGTCTTCAATCCAACCATTTAGCCAATCGCAGATGGTGATGATGTTGCTCATGTCCAAAAGATTCTCGTCCGTTCGACCGGCACGGGCACGGGATAGGAGTTCGTGTCCATTGATTGCCCCGAAGCACTTGTGTGGGTAGATTTCCTGACCCATACATCTCCAGGTCTCACGCTTCCCAAAGTGCTTAATCATCTCTTCTTTGCGCTTTTTGTTTACTTCCTTGCGACGGTCAGAGACTGGTTTGAGCGGGGTTCGCTTTAAAGACGATTCGGTCTTCTTTAGCGGTGAACGTTTTAAGCCACTGGTGCCACGCTTCAATGGCGTTCGCTTCATTGGCTTTCTTTGCCCCACTAATTAACGCTAAGAGACCTAGAGATTGATGCCGCAACAATTGCAACGCATGCAGATACGAAGGCTACCTTGCCGTCCCCCAGGTTTCCTTTGAAGACAGCCATGCCACCATAGACCCAGGCCAGGACCGAGGCCGTAAGTGTGGTGACGCTAAAAATCAATGCCCAGAATTTTTTCATTCCAACTCCTTTAATTCGTTGCTTGAACTTACCATACCAAGCGCCTCCATGACCGATTCAGTAAGTGCTGGCCTCATGCCAACGCTCGTAAGAACCTTGTTGTCAACGTGCTTCTTTCGCTCATCGTAAAGTCGCAAAAACTGCGCTCGAATAATGTCTGGGCTTGTCGACATGCAGATGCTTCCCCAGCCAATCGATTCAACGGTCTTTCGAATCAATCCGGTCGAGTTGTCATCACTGAACTTTGGATTCCCCCTCATCCCAACGCTAAGAATCTGGTTCCTTACTTCGCCCCAGGCGTCTGCGGAAAGTGGTGCCTTAGAGCCCATTACTTCGGCGCACTTCTTTCGAATCCCAGCGATGGTCGGCGCAAACTCTTCAGACAGAATCCAGTTGGTGGTTGCTTTCTTCACAACCTCAAAGTCAATGTCACTGAAGGCGATTGCGTAAACCTCAATGGTGTCTGCATTGAGGTTCCAGTTTGGGAACGACGCCCCAATCAGCCTTACAATCTCGACGGTTTCATTTTCGTTCATTCTGCGCTCCCTTCACGACGACGCTTGAACTCTGCAAGTGCCAACTCTGATTTGCTCATTGTCTTGGTGGTGTTTTCCTCTAGCCCAGCGCCACCACTGAGATAATCCTCAAAACGATTCGATGAGCCGTAAAAAGTATCCGGGTGCATCGTGTAGGTTTCGGCTTGTCCAACTCTGGTTTGAGCGTAATTCTCCGTTGCCCTTAGAAGTTCATCAAAGGATACGCCCTTGCGTAGTTGAGCCACGACTTTCGTGTAGGCGCCCTTCTTGCCAATCTTGCGTGGATAAACCTTCCACAGTGTTTCGAACTCAACCTCGAATGGCTTGGCCTGTACGTCAGTGCTTTGCACTGATGCAGGAGAATTAGATTCCTTTGATTCTTCTTTAATTACATATATAGGTGTGGTTTCCCCAGATGTCCACCTACTTTGGACAGGATGTCCACCTACTTGGACAGGATGTCCACCTACTTCTTCAAGAGGCTGGACATTTTGTCCACCTACTTTCTTGAAAATGAACTGGTATTCGGCAACCTTTTGGCCGGTTGCTGGCTTGACGAGTGCTAAAAAGCCATCGTCAATCATCTGTTGCCTTGCTCGTTGTAGCGACTTGACTGAGCATCGGCAGAGTTCTGCGAACTTCTTGTCTCCGCTAAAGATTCGGTATCCGTATGTTTCGTTGGCGAGCAGGCCCATACGAAGGTGAATTAGGTAGGTTACTCCCGAGTAAGGGGAGTTGGCTTCTACGTAAGCCTGTCCTTCTGCGCTCATTGTGATTCCTCTCTG